GACCATGTTTTCAATTCTTTCATTTGTATAATGTTGTTTGAGAGCTGCAGCAAAGTTTGCAACACTTTGAGATTCCGGATGGGCGCTCATATTAACCTCCTACGGTTATTTAAGTTTAATTATTAATTTCCTTGTAGAGCTTCATTATTCCAAGCTCTTTGTAAAAAAGCGGCTGAACGAGCCTTTGACTCTTCATCCGTTAACATTTTATTTATGCCTTCATCATATTTTACATGTGCGGCATGATCATTGGATAATGTAACTTGTGAATCCATTTCTTCTAACTCTAGGGGGTTAATGCCTAACCGTGAACTTACCTTCTTTAGCTTCATTAGCTTTCCAGCTTCATCTTCCAAATAACTCTCTACTGCATCAGCAGCGTCTTTTATGTCTAATATTCTACCAGTATCATTATAATGTTCTTCTATAACATCATAAACTAAGCCATCTGCTTCACTGGCACCTATTAGCTCATACTCCTCTCCATTTTGTCTTACAAAATCTCCTATCTCATCCTGAAAATTCTCTTGGACATGGTTATAATAATCTTCTTGCTCTGCTTCTTCTTTTGCTGATAACCGTTCTTCTAAATCCTCAAACTTTCGCCTGTAATCTCCCTCTATCTCTTCCCTCATTGCAGCCATTTGCATATCAGGAGTAAGCCTGCCATCATTTAGGGCTAATTCAGTTAGCTTATCATAGCCTAAACCTGCTTCTTCCAAAGCTTTAAGGGGATCATTGCGTAACATATGCTCCCAGTCAACTTCTGGCTCTTTATTCTTATCTTCATACTCTTGGAGCCTTCTTTCCATTTCTTCAAATTTTGACTCATACTCAGATTCTCTTTCTCTCAAAGCTTTTTCTTTTCTACTCAATGCAGCAAACTTTGAGGCAAATTGATCCTGGCTGGAGCCCCCATCTGCTACAGAATCATCATCAGCAGCATAATCATAGCCTTCGCCATCATAGCCTTTATCTTCATACTCTATGCTGGAGTCTAACTGTTCTCCTTCTGGACTTTGGTTTTCTACCACCTCATTTAGGTGGGCATGATTGTCTGACATAATTTCTCCTTACTCAATGGGCATTGCCCGATCTAGTGATCTATTAATTGTTTTATTATTATTATTACTCAATTACTTCTGACTGTTCTTCTATTATTTCTTCTGGTGGAGGGGCAGCGGCTAACTGTTCTTCTATCATTTGTTCCTCTCCTGCCATTTTCATCTCTTCTTCAGCAGCCCCTGCAGCTCCCATTTGAGCTAGTTTTTCTGCCATTTGCTCTGGTGTTTCCTCAACTGCCTTAGCTTTCATTAATAAGGCTTGACAGTCTTCCATATACTGTCTCAGTAATTCTAGTTTATTTTCAGGAGCCCCACGCATACGGTACATTAAATAAGCCTGTTGTACCTTACGTAACGCATTCTCAAGATTTTGATACGGTTCAGGTGGAAAATATCTACCTTCATGGATCATAGTTTCTATTACCTTTTCTAAGTTTTTATTATCCGAAGTCAATAAATCCATGGTAGACTCTAAATCTGGGAAATCTAAAAGACTTATGGCTTGCTCTTTACCTATAAAACCAGCCTGGACCATGTCTTGCACGTCTGCCAATCGAGCAGCCGGACTTGTAGATAAGGCTGAAGTAGGAAAAACTGACATCATATACTTATCAGCATCCATATTAACGTCCTTCCACTTTATGGTTTCTACAAACTTTCCATCACTAGATTTGACTCCAAAATCTTCATTCTTTTCATAAATATCTTTACCCAAATCTATCATAATCTCAGCAGCATTTAAAAAAGTTTTTTCATACCTTTTGGCTACAGACATAAAACGCTCAGTCTCTAAATCGTTAAAAGTTCTTAGGGCTTTGCCAGAATCTAACCCAGCAGGCTTAAGTGACTGAGCCGAAAGTTGGGAAATACCAGCAATCTCATAAGATTTTTGATAAAGCCGATCTACATGGGAGAATAACTCTGGAGGAATACTTCCTAAAGATGCGTACTGAGGAGGAGTTCCTACATATTTAATAACTCCTCCAATCCTATTGTTTAAGTGAGAAGATACAATCTTAGAGCTTGCTTCTACTAAAAGCTTAGGAACTGATACTAAGTGTATTGAAACTTGTATTGTCCGAAGGGTTTTGTTTATTTCAAGCTGCAATCCTTGAAGCTGTTCAGCCAAACCTTGACCAAAAAACCCTACAGGTCTAAGATTCCATCTAAAAAATACAAATGGAAAATAGTCTTTCTCATATCTTTCTTCAAATAGAGTAGCGCCTGAAATACAAATTGTGTGCTTTCCATCTTTGGCTTTAGGTCCAGACTTTAAGTGCCAAGATTCTACAACTTTTATCATATCCTTTAAATTAGAGGCAGCATAACTAGCCTCTCCTGAAGCCACATAACCAACACTAGTAATTTCACTTTCAAACTTAGGAAACATTTCTATTAAAACGTCTTTATGAATGTATTTTTCTTGATGCATTTGACGAGGTTTAGAGTAATAAGACTCCAAATCATCTATCTTAATCTCGTCTATAAAAATTCTTTCTGCAACAATTTGTCCTTCTTTTATATAAATTTTTATACAACCTGTTCCAAAGATACAAGCATCTGTAAAGGCAAATGCAGCTTTCTCATAGAAATCAGTATTCTCAAAGTTTCCCTCCACAAACTTAGTCAACTTCTGAGCCTTAGATTGAAGGCTAAAGTCTCCTCCTGAAGTTAAAAACGTAGCTTTGGGTCTATTTTTAGTTATCTTAGAAACGACTGTGTCTATCATAGATTGGATTATATTAAGAGTCATTCTATTTAACACATTATAGACAGGCTCTACTCTAGCATAATTAACTGCACTTAAACCACCAAGATCGTAGTTACCATACAACCTGGCATAGATCAAATTAGCTGCAGTTCGATAGGCTTGTCTACTGTCTAAGGCTGATAAAAACGCAAAAAGCTCTTGGTACAAATCATTACGTTTAGCAAGCCACCAATGATCACCATTTATTTCATCAAACATATCTTAATCCTGTGGGTTAGAAGACCAAAAAAGTAACTCATCATCCTCTTCTTGTTGTTGTTCTTCTTCAAATTGAGACTCTTGTGTTGCAGTTTGTATCTTATCTGCATAACCTGCTGTATCTTCTATAAAACCCAACTCAGAGAGTTCAAAGTGAATATTGTCTGATTTAAAGACTTTTACTTTCTTTTCCTTACACCATTCGATGAATAGTTTTACATCTTCTACATTGTTTAACATAACTACCTCTATTGTTCTTCTATTATATTATCTAGAGCTTCCATATCTTCTTCATATAACTTTTCCAACTCAAAGCCATAAGGATCTTTCTTTTTTTCTTCACAATCACGAGCTTCTTTAGCCTCTATCTCGTCCATGTAGGCATTCGTCCCTTTTTGCGGCTTTATAATAGGCTTCTCCGATAAGTAATGTCTACACTCACGCCAAGCATAAAGTACTGCATCACAAATATCAGAATGATAGGTATCTGATATCTTTGGCTTCTCAGGATTACGGATTTTAGAGTCCTTATCCCACTGTACTAACATACAATCTTCCTCAAATAAGGAGTTTTTAAAGGACTTGAACTTTTCAGTCCTAAGATCATCGTTTAGTAACTCAATAAATTCTACCTTTCTAGTCTTTTCAGCAGCTTCAATGTTAAGCCCATGACGCATACGTAACTCCTCTTGTATTTTCTTACCTAAGGCTCCTGCATCCATGACCATTTTAATAGGATTATACTCATCCTTATACCTGTTTATAACTCCTACTAACTGTGTTATATTTTGTTTATTCTTAACATGTTCATCTACTAAATAAACTCTCTTATGGTGCGTGTTATAACCAATAACAGCTATAGCATCTGAATCATTGTAACCAATATCAATTCCAATGATATAATACCACTCCCCATCAGTAGGTAGAGTATCGTAAATATTTCTAGCTTTACTAAATTTAAAAACAAGAGCATCTTTATCCTCCACCCATTTTCCAAAAGTTTCTCTAATATAAGACGGATCACTCTCATCAATACCTCTTATAACTCTCTCTTCTTGTAAAATTTCCTCCAAGTCTAACTTAGGAGGGTTGTGCATATAGGGATTATCAAAGGCTGTCCAATGATGCGCCTTCCAGTTTTTGGACTGAGAGTAATCATAAAATACTCCAGCCTTTACTGGTCCCGGAGTACCTGTAAGATATAATCCACCACGTTTATCCCTTAGTGCTGGTATAATAATATCGTTTATAAGCTCCTTCAAATAAGATCTAAAGGATTGACACTCGTCAATGTAACAGTTCTTTAACTTCCAACCTCTAAACTTTTCTATCTCTGTTCTATCTTTTGCTCCTGCAATGTAAATCTTAGACTTGTTGGGGAATGCTATAGTTAATCTTACATTATCTGTCTTACAATCTAATTCATACTCCTCAACAATTTTAATTAAGTCAGACCATATAATGACTCTAGCCTGTTGCTGTGTTATAGTTATATAAAGTAGGTTAGCTTCTGCCTCTTCCAGGGCAGCAGCAATCATATCGGCTGCTATACCTACAGTCTTACCTGCCCTACGAGAGCATACAGCATTTCTAAACCTTGAACCTTTTCCACGAAAAAACTCTACCTGCTTGTCAAAACAAAACTCCTCAAATATAAACTGAGGCTTTTCAGCTTTCGTCTTTCTCTTCTGAATCTCCGCTACCAGGGCTTCTCGGTTTACGTTCGGCAAAGCCTGAGACTTCACTTTTACTCCTTAGTGTTTTTTGATATTCTTCATGATTTTGGTCGCTAGGATGTCTCATAGCTTTATCGTACATTTTTCCATTCTTAAGTTTAGCATTCCAATGAGAGTTAAAGGCTACAGACCGTCGTTCCCCATCTCCCTTAAAGGGGTAAACTGTATGCAATAAGTTGGAGGGAAATATAGCCATTTGTCCAACTGTAGGCATAAAGGATACCGAGCCTTTTTCAAGCCCACCAGGACAAGCTGTCTTATAGATAAACTCAATCATCCCATCTCGTTGCATCTTGTACTCCGGTAACCGTTTGCTTTTTACTCTATCTTCTAGTAAAGGCATTTTAAGCCATAGTACAGCCGAGAGATCACAGTAAGTATGAAAATGAACAGGATTATACTCATCAGCATACTGACTTACAACCCACATATGGTCCAGATGGACTTGGAGTGTGTCAATCTCATGTCCTGCTCTTGTTAGAGAATTCCAGACGTAGTTATAGATCATAGACTGTAAATATTGGTATAGACCAACATCTTTTAAATCTTTATTAGAAACCCAAGGCTCCTCTTTTATATTTCCCACCAAATGGGAACCCCAGTCTATACGCTCTTGATCTTCTAAGACCTTATCTGTGAGATCAAGAAAGGCATTTTGGACTTCAGATGGAATTTGAAACATCCCCAGGTCTGGACCAAAAGGCTTGACAAGATTAAAATCTGTAGTCTTAGCCCACCGTTCAGCTTTTTCAGCATCAGACTCATTTAGTTTTAGCTCTTTTCTCTCTTTCTTTGCGTTTTTTGCACTCATGCTATCTCCCAGCTATTCCTTTAACTAATACTCTTTTAGGTATAGAGGGAGTAACTTTTCTTTCCCTTTCTATTCTATCGTTTTCAGCTTGCTCTAATTTAATTGGAGACTTTAAATAAATTGCAGATACGTTAGTAAGAGGTATAAGGATGTGGTCTCTCTCTGACTTAATAGATATTACCTTTAAATCTTCTACTATTTCTATCTCTAATGCAACATCAGCATTAATACGCCTAGTAGCAAAAAAAGTTTCATTACCTTTATTGAACATTACAGCTTGATAACACCTTATGGCATCAATGTCATATTTCTTCATTTCAATCTCCTAGTTTAACCATTTAATTTTATATTCTACTTTTTTATTCCAAAAAGAGAATGGTTCTATTTTATCTATAATATTATGTTTTAGGGCTTCTTTAGCTCCCCACCATTTATCTTCTTTAATAAGCTCCATAAATTTTTTAGGATCTGTTTTTAATCTTTCAGCAAGATCATCTAACATAAGGTTATCAAAAAAATCTAAAGCTTTAAAAAGTTTTTTATTTTTATCAGTTCTTTTATCAGGTCGTTTACCCCCTACAGAGGTTAGGTGATGCATATAGGTTGATGAGGGAGTGCCTATGCGTTCATCACAGTATTGAAGAATTACAAATCCCATGGAATATGCATTTCTGACATAACACTTTATTTTATATCCTTTAGCTTGGAGAGTTTTCATTTCACTAATGAACTCTAATCCTACATGAATAGATCCTCCGGGGCTATTTATTCCCATGGTTATTGCTTTACTTATCTTATGTGCTAATTCTGCCTTCTTAAAAGTTTTTAGTATTTCTTCAGCTTTATAATAATCTACTTCCCCAATAACTATATCAAATCTACTTACCAAGAGTTCACTTTTCTCAATAGATAGAAAACCCCCTAACATAAGTCCTGTTATTAGTAGTAAGCTCGATAATACTTTTTTCATAATACTACTCCCTTTCCTCTTCCTCTTCCATAATATGCTCTGTCTCGTTTCCATATGCCTCCAACAAAGCCATTATTGATTCTAGTTTATCTTTTGTACTAAGCTTCAGTTGTTTTATATCCCATCTAAAATGTCCTGAGTCAATAAGTTTTAATCCATTTCTTTCTCTATGGGAGTTTTTTTTAGCTATACGGTCTACCTTATTAAATACCTCATCTATTAGCTCCATACTAATATCTACCATATTGTAGGTAATTTCATAATTT